AGAGTGACTCGTGCAGGCATTCCAGGAGCCTGCATCAAGGGTTGATCACAAAAATCTGACGAGTCGAGCGAAAATCAATCTCCTGTTGCCCTTGTGGGATACGAGCAGGAGCGTCGGGAAGATCAACTAGACGCTCAGTTCCAGCAATTCGAGTAGTTTCGACATTCCGGGGAGACGCCATAGACTCTGGCGTGTAAGGCCGACCCCCTATATTTGTTCCTACAGGAGTGATGCGACCACGGGTGCTTGTTGTTGGTACTAAATTCTGAGAACCAGCAGGAAAACGAAGATCTAGTTTAGGTTGGTAGTTATAAGCACTACTAGAAGGACCTTCAGGAATATTGCTTCGAATCACCGCAGCCAATTCCGGAGCCTGAGCTTCAATAGCATCAGCGACCTGGGCATTTGGGTTAGGGCGCCCAGTAAGAACGCGCATTGGCTCGGGTATACGTGAAGCGCTTGGTGGTGCTCCCCAAGCGGGCTCCGGTGCGCGACGAGTCATGGTAGGCACATCACGTGTGCCAATAATGCCAGTTTTAGGTGCTCGACTAGGAGCAGATTGCGCAGCTTCAGTGAGAACTTTTTTAGCTCCACTAAAACCAAGCATATCAGCTAAGGCTCTAGCAAAAGGCATTAAAACTTCAGCCCTAGGATCGTTAGCTTTAAGTCCCACTGTTGCTCGCTAGTTATTTACTGCAATCAGTTTAGCGCCAATTTGCGCGGAAGTATAACCGATCGGATCTTGATACATCAGGAGGCCCAGGTATAGCCTGAATGAATTCGCCGCCTGAACGTTCGAAACGGTAACGAGAAGCAACAGGATCGCGATAGTTAGGCACATAAAGCATCTGAGCCAGTCGATCACATTCGTAAAGATAATTTTCTCGCCACACGCGAGTCACTTCTCGCTTGTCTTGGATGTTGATAGAACGACTAACATCGCCAAGAATTGTTTCTTGTCGACTCGTGGCGCGACCTGTTGCAAGTTCAGTTAAACGTTCAGCTTCTTCGCAACGCTCAATTTGTTGAACAATTTTGTCGTTATAAAACTCGCTAGGTATACTGTTACATGCTTCTAAAAGACGCGCATAATCACCAGCAGGTACAGTAGCGATATTATATCCTAAATGGTAAGCTACACGACTAAAGTTAAAATCATCAAGTTTATAACCAAACGTCTGTGCAGGGTTTCTAGTTATCTGATTGATGGCTGCGTAGATAACCTCACGCTTAGTAGCGTCGGTTGTCGTTGCATTAAAAGCGACCCCTTGCTGAGCTAAATAACTTTGAATTTGCTCTAGCTCTTGCTGCGTAAGTTGGGCCACGGATCACCAAACATATATTTTTTATTCTACGTAAACTTCTCCCGTAGCAAAAACTTCGTCCCAATCAATCCTTTTTACAGCCTTAAGTTGATCAAGCTTGGCAAAACGCTCACCAGGAAGACCTTGTTTCAGCTCGATAATTTCTTTAGCTGTTTTAATCCCCACACCGGGAAGCGCTTGGGTCAGTCCTTCAGCGGTCAAGTTATTAAGGTTGATCCTGTTGTCTACAGGTACTTGAGGTTTGACGACGACCTTCTCAGGCTTAGGAGTAGAAACTTTTCGACGCGAGCGTCGATTTACGACGGGTTTGTCGTCAGAAATAGATTTTGTATCTACTGGATCTTGAAGTTGATCTTTGTGAGCAAAAAAGACTTTAGCGGATGTATCAGAGCGAACCATAAAATACTCTCCTTCGTCATGGACAGAGAGAACGGTGACTTTGATTCCGCTAGGAGCGTAGATTTTCGTTGACATAGCAATCACTATACGGACAGTAGTTTATAGCAAATTTATGTAGAATGCTATTACTGCGGGTTAATTATGGGTATTCCTTTTGGCCGAATGGCAGGCGAAATCAGAAAATACATCAAAAAAAATCCACTTGCTGCTGCGGGTGATACGTACGCTGGAGTTTCAGAGTTAATAAATCCTTACGAACCAGATCCAGTAAAACGAGGAATTTTATCGGTGGGTGTACCGGTTCTAGGAACGGCGACCAGTGTGGCGACAAAGGGGTTTGATCTTATTCCTCAATTTATGGAGCTTGCTGGAACAGTGGGACAAGAAGCTGGCTACCCAGAAACACAAGAAACACGAAACATATACGGTTGTGCCCCTCTTTTAAACACTGATAATTATGCAAGATTGCTGCTAGGAGCTAGTAATAGTCCTGCTATTAAACAAAAACTTGGCAGAGCAAGAGAGTTTTGCGGCGAAGCAATAAAAGACGCAGCAAGGCGACCACGTGCGGGTGGTCTGGTTATGCCTGTGCGCTAATCTTCAAAGCCAAAAACTCCAGCATCCCACTGGGGTTTCATTCGTTGTTCGGCAACTTTTTCAAGGTTACCTAGATACATCTCTCGCTTAGCCCAAGTATCACCACCCTCAACTCCTTTCTTAGGGTTGATACATTTTGGTGAATTAGCTGTGTTACAAACCAGACCGGCTAAATCTTCTTCTTTTGCTTTAACACCCGTGGCCCAGTAAAGTTGGCCATCAAGCCATCGCGCCCCGCATTTAGGGCACTCATCTCGTTTAATAACGAGTTCAGAAAGCTCAGGCATAGCACTAAAACTATGATCAACATAGTTTAGATAGCGAATAAATAAATAAAAGTATCTATTGTTAAATTAAGACAAAAAAAAGACCCCCTTTGCCGTAAGGGGGTCGATCCGTGTTCGCACCTAAATCTATCAGGCAGGGCTGGTAGAGGTGTAAACAGAAGACTCAACGAGACCATCGGGCTGAAGAGCCAGATCTTGACGCTCGGGAGCTTCGTCAGGAACGATCCAGCAGACTTCGCAGATCGCGAGAGCCTTGTTATCGCCAGCCAGGCTGTTGGCAGCGGCGCGGGGATCGTAAACGCCGGAACCTTGAGCCAGACCAGAAGCAGCAACACCGCCCAGGTCGGTGGTGGTGAACAGCTTCCACTGGGTCTCGGAAGACAGAGCGGACAGGGAGTTAGAGTCGATGATGTTCACAGAAGCAGAGCTTCCGTTAGCGATCCGGCTGTTAGAGCCGGTCACAGACACACCGAACTGGCCGGACACCACGGTGCCGTCATCGAGAAGACCTTCGCCCACAGCGGGAACAAGGGTCAGCTCGGGAGTGCTGTCAGCGCCAGCAACACCGCTGCTAACAAGGTCGCCACCGTCGATGCGCAGGGAAGCGCGATAGACGTAAGCAGAAGCCGGGACATTGATGCCATCAGTGATATCAGCCCGGACATCCTTGTGGAAGTCAGGAGAAGGGATGATGACATCGCCATTCAGGAAGGGCTGCTCAGCAGAGTTCTGACCAGAGCCGTAAGGACGGGTGTAGTAAGAGAGCTGATTGTTAGTGCCCAGAGCCTGATAGCTCATGTCCACGTAGCCGACTGCCTGTTGGGCAATCCAACCGGGACGGAACACAACACCGACAGGACCGCCGATAGGCTGGTTGGTCAGGTTGGTGGAAACACCGTTCGCGTTGTTGTACTGAACGGTCTTTTCTTCGTGCCAGTAACGAAGAACGTTGGTGTAGTTGCCAGGATAGATCTTGGCAACGTGGAGCTGGTTAGAGTTAATAGCCATTGTCAGTTACCTCCTCAAGCGTCGAAAGAGTAACCAACGGTCACGAAGTCTGCGTTAAGCAGTTCGAAACCAGCATACAGGCTCCAGATCATCATGATGAAACGTGAGAAGTCATCATTGTTGTTCAGGAGAACCTGAGCGTTGTTGCCGCCGATGCCGACGCCAACAGACTGAGGACCGAAGAAGATACCGATCGCAGCGTTGTAGTCAGCGGTGCTGCCAGCAATCGTTGCGTTCTGTGTCTGAGAAGGCATGTTGGTGGATTCGAAGAATCGCACACCCTCAAAGACAAAGCCAGTCGGCATGATGGGCTCGCCAGCCACGAAGGAAGCCTGGCCAAAGCCCTGACCCATGTACAGCGCAGCATTAGGCTGCATTGCGGACATGAGTGGGTTGATCTGACCGTTACCGGGGTAACGGGCCACCTCGCGGAAGTCGCTGTTCTGACGCAGGTGCATCAGGAAGGTGGGGTCGCAAACGCAGCGATAGAAGCCGTCCTGGTAGGTCGGGGTGTTGCGCTTACGGAGGGACTTGACCACGCGGAGGAGGTCGTCCTTGACGTCGAACTTAGCTTGCTCGGCGTTGGTATAGGTCAGGGAACCGGTAGCCAGATCGCCAGGGAAGTAGTAACCACCCTGAGAATCAGAAGCTTGGCCCTTAGAAACAGCTTTCAGGAGTTCATTGATGAACACCCGATCGCGCCAACGACGGTAGTCATCGAGCAGAGTCAGACTGCCGATTGACTGGTGGAAAGTGGTCAGATTACCGGTGTCCAGCAGAAGACGCTGGGCGGTGATCAGAGTTTCCCGAGCAATCTTGAAAGTAGAAGGCTGGGTAGGATCGGACGGATCAGCAGGACCGGTGTACTCCTTAAGAGTCACCAGAACCTTGTCCTTCACGATATTACGGCTGTTAGCAGTACCGATGGTTTGTTCAGCGGTACGCTCGCGAGACTCTTTAGAGCCAGGGTTGCCGAAGAAACGGTAGCGATCAAGCTGTACAGTCTGGCCGGGTTGCTTCGCCTTTAATGCTTTAGTAAGCACCGTGAGGCTATTTATCCTCACGTAACATCAACTTAAGGACGTTGATGAGTAGACTATATCATCACCCACAGCAAGAATTATCTTCTGTTTGGGTGCTCCGCGCTCGTGTCACCTTATCGGCTTCTACAACAAACTTGTTGCGGTCAGCCTCGCTCCATTTCGACTTTCCTCGATTGGTTCGAGTGTCGTAACGGAGGTCGAATTTGTAAGCCATAGCTTTACATCCGTAAGGCTTTAAAGCCTCTACGAATAACCGAGCTTGCGTCCCGTTGCCGCGAAGATTCCATTTGTTAGGACTCTTCAATTTCATTGGCTCTCGTGGAGTCAATGAGGCACCGGTTAAGCTTTCGATCCAGTCCGACACAAATAGAGCTGTATCGTACGGGACATATAAAGCTATCTCTACAATGCGCTCTCTGATGTAAGGTTCACCAGTCTGCGTGGATTGACCACGCTTACGGAGATTTAGGTTGCCGTCGTCCATATAGAGGACAGCTAGACCTTCTAAACCGATGTCACGAAGGAACGAAGGGGTCAAGACCTTTTTCCCTTGTGGATACAGCTCCTTATACAGAGGAAGCAGCAGCTCTTGCTGATTCGACCACCACTGACAAACAGGATGTTCTCCTGATTGATTAGTGCACGTCCTTTCTTTTATGGGCTGCTTTATTCCAAAAATCCTGTTGAGGCGCCCCACTTTCCAGCGGAGATACTCAAACTGCTTTTTGGAGTGAGCGATATAAAGACTAGGGTAAGTCACTTGATGTCGGAGACACCCATCGCCTAAGCAAGAACCTTTTAAAAAGGAGCGGTCGCTTCGAGAGAGCATTCGAGCAGTGTTAGTCGTTGAACCTTCCAACCATTTCGGGCTGGCTTGGCTGCTGATTGGCCTCCCTTACGGGTCCGGCGTTCCAGCAATTCACGGAGTTGTTCGACCGAGCTTTCACTCGGAAGTTCCCAGACCTTAACAGGTCAAGAAGTCGTGAACAACCACAGGTTCCGCAGCCATCTCGACGATGTATGCGGGGTGCGGACGATACAGTTCGGCACCGAGAATCTTCGGAAAATCATTATCGATGAACATCGATAAAAGTTCCGTAGAAACTACAGATAAATCTTAGCTTTAAATAAGCTATCTTTTATTACCTGCTGTCTTATTTTTAGCGTT